GGGGCTTCTGAGCTTATCCAAGCTCAGTTTAGTCGCTTAAAGCTAGGGGTGCATGATGAATCATGAGAAACAAGATCAGCGCACCGGTCCCATGGCGCAAAAGCATCAACGGGTGGACTGACACCCTTAGGGCGGCCGGCCTATCAGCACAGACAATCAAAAGCCGTCGATACAAGATGGTGCATCTCGCGACATTGCTCATGCCATCAGGTCCCGAAGACGTGACCACGGAGCAGATCGTGCAGGCGTTCGCACGGCAGCAATGGAAACCCGAGACGCGCAAAGCGTACAGGAACACCATATCGTCGTTCTTCCGATGGCTGCATAAAAGCGGCAGACGGTCGGATGATCCGAGTCTGGACGTGCCAAGGGTGAAGAAGCCGCACGCGCATCCCAGACCATGCCCGGACCGTTACATCGCTGCGGCGATGAAGATGGCCACGACGTCGGAAAGACTCATGATCCGGCTGGGCGCGGAGTGCGGACTGCGGCGTGGCGAGATTGCGCGGGTTCACAGCGATGACGTGGTGGCAGACAGCGCCGGCCGGTCATTGATCGTGCGCGGCAAAGGCGACAAGCAGCGCATAGTGCCGTTGCCGGACGATCTGGCCGGCATCATCATGGACGCGCGGGGCTACCTGTTCCCTGGCCGGTTCGGCGGCCACGTCGAGGAGTCCTATATCGGGGACCACATCAGCCGCCTGCTGCCGGACGGGTACGCCGCGCACACGTTGCGGCACCGTTTTGCCACCACGGCATACGCCGCCACACACGACCTGTTCGTGGTCGCGGAACTGCTCGGCCATGAATCGGTTGAGACCACGGAGCATTACGTGGCGATGCCGGACGGCCGTCTGAGAGAAGCCATGGCGGCCGTCCGTCTTATTTAGGCCGCGTGACGTGCCGATAGCCTCGCCTTTTTGACGCGAGCCTTCGTGGTCACGTCGTTGTCCTTCCAGTAGCACCAGATGGCGCTGCCGGCTGTCCATGCGAGGCTCACGAGCTGCGTGATGGTCGTGTCATCGATGTTGAGCACCGGATGGCCGAACATGGTCAGTGCCTGGTTGACAAGCGCAAGGAGCAGCACGAGGAATCTGGATATTGTGCCGCCGTCGATTCTCGGCGTCGATGCCTCGGCGTCGTCATCGGTGGCGGCCATGATCTGCGCCGAGACTGGCATTGCGTCATATTCCGTTGTGTTGGCCGTCGGTAGTCGGTTTTCCGTCGTGTCGGTCATTTCGTGGTCCCTTCCAGCTTGCTGATTTTTTCGGACAGTTCGCTGATCTGCTGCTGCTGCGTCTCGATGGTTTTGGTGAGCTGTTTCAGCATTCCTGGGATCTCGAAGCAGATTGTGTTGTAGATGTTGCCGCCCGGTGCTGAGCCCTTGTAGCTGTATTGCATGATGCTGTCACGGACACGCTGCGGCAGCTCGTAGGCGAGCAGGTTGTACATGTTGCCGCCCGGTGTGGCGTTCTTTCCGTTGGGCTTGTAGGCCCAGTTCCATACTTCGTCTCCTGCGTTGGACATGGTTCCTCCTTCAAGGATTCGGTTTGCTTGATCGATGATCTGCCTGTATGGCAGTCCGTTGGGCGCGAGGTCCGGGCATGAGAGGTGGTCGGTGCCTGGAATCTCCCTGTGTAGCCACACATTGCCTTTCAGGCCGTCGTGCCACAGTTTCGTCCACTCGTACCTTCTCGCGATGTCGGCGCACAGTCTGGCGCTTGCGTCGATGCACTCCTGGGTGCATACCGCGCCGTCGGCCATGCCGCCCTCGTGCTCGATGCTGATGGTCGAATTGTTCGATGCGTAGTTCGCGTCGGAATAGCTGCCGTCGAGTTCCGACACGTATTGGTGGATCTCTCCGGTCGCGCCGACGCCGTAGTGTGCCGATGCCCGGCTCGACTGGTTGGCGAACGTGGCATCGGTGCCGGCGAGGTATCCGACCATGATGTGCAGCGTGATGTGTGTGACGCCGTAGCCGTTGCGGCCCACGTAGTGGTTCGGGCTTCCTTTCCAGATGATGTCGCTCATGTTGGCTCCGTCCTAGTCGTTGAAAAGGTCTTCAGGTGGTTCCGGCGGTGGTGGTGGGGCGCGGCGGTAGATGTGGTCGATGAGTTGCCGGTTGTATTGCCAGAGGCGTTGGTTGTCGGCCTGCATCTTCTGTGCGAGCCTGTAGGCTTCCATCTTGTTCTTCGCGGCGGCCGAGAGGGTGGAGACCAGTGCGCCGACTACCGCGCCGATAGCGCCGACGATGGCGATGACGAGATCCGTCATGCGGCCGGCCACATCATGGTTGCATAACGATTGTCGGAGATTTGCCTGTCGCCGCGACGGCTGTAGACGATGACTCCGGTGGGTTTGACAATGAACAAGCCGATTGAATTGTTGTTGGAGCATATCGGCGCGAAATTCAGCTCGCGCGGCGGTCGTGCTTCCTCGGGGAGCGTGCCGGGCATTTGGCTTTCGCTCCATCCTTTGGTGCCACTGTCCGAGAGATTAACCTTGACGTAAACGAATCCATGTTTTATCATGTATTCGCATTTCCAGCCTGATTTGTCAACAAGCGTTGTTTGGGCTTTGTCATCGGAGGTGTACCAGTGTGCGTGATGCCAGCTGGTCCCGTCCCAAATGTACGGGCCGGTGTTGTCGCCGTCCGAGGTGACGAAGCCGGTCTGGCCGACCGTGGCTGTCTGTGCCTTCAGCGATTCGAGCGTGGTGGCGATCACAGGTGTCGCGCCGGCTGGGGTGGACCGCTGGTCGACCGCGTAAAGCGCCTGCTCGAACGTGCCGGCCATGGCCTTGAACGAGTCCGGCGCGGTTGACACAAGGTCGGAGCCTTCGGGATATGAGAGCCCGTAGATGGGTGTTGTTGCTGTCATTGTGTTCCTTCCTTTTCGGCGGTGGGCGAAGAAGTGTCGATGACCTGGATCATCGAGAGGTCGCAGATGTGCAGGTCGAGCTGCTGCCAGCTGAGGGTGGGCAGGTCGGCCCATGTGATCCGTTCCGTCAGCAGCGGCCGGAGCGCGGCCAGCTTCGCTTCCTGGGTGAGTGTGGGATTGCCCGCGCGCCACCGGTATGAGAGCGTCCCGCCGATGGTCGTGATGGGGCCGGTGAAGGACGGTCGGCCGTCTGAGCCGGTCAGGGCCGACGCTTTGGCCTTGACGATGATGAACGGGCCGGATGGGCTTGCCTTGTACAGCCATGGCCGTCGTGCCGGGTCGATTCGCATGCTGTTGAACGTCACTGTCTCCGGTACCATGCGCAGGTCGTGCGATTCGAGCCATTGCGCGATGTTGACGCGGTCCGTGTCGCTGACGTTCGATGTGGCCCCGCTGTTCCATACGCCGCCCGAGTCGTCCACGGCAAGCATGTCGGAATCGACGGTGAGGCTCTTCTGCATGGCGGTCAATTGTGGTGGAAGACGGTTCCGGTCTCCCATCGTGATCTCCACGTCGTCGAAAGAGAGCTTGCCGTTGTCCGATTTGACGCGTTTCGCGTTGATGACGACCTGTGTCAAAGGTTCGGTGATGCTCAGATCCGTCGATGCCTCGATGTCGGAGGCCGAGAGTGCGTGTCGTGTCTCTCCGTCGGTGAGGACGGTGAGTCGGCCATCGGTTGACAGATGCACGGCGATCGGGTCGGCGAGGAACAGCGGCCTGATGGTGGATGCCGCGCCGTCGTAGACTTCATGCCATTGCGGGAGTCGTGGCCCGACGGTGAGCCGGTGCAGCAGGTCGAGCTGCGATGGGTGGTCGGATGACGTGTATGGTGCGACGCTTGACGGCAGGGCGAGCCCGTCCAGTTGGGCTTCCGGCGCCCCCTGCGCCGAGGCCCTGCGGTTCATCTCCGCGAGGCGCGCGGATGGCGTGCCTATCCAGTGCGCGCCGTTCCATTTCGCGGCCGTGTCTGTCGGTCCTTGTGATTGCAGGCGTTTCCATACGGCCATCCTCGATGTGGCGGAGAGTTTGAGCAGCCACCCGCCGTCGCTGGCCGGTTCGATGCTGCCGCCGGTGGACACGCTGCCGGCGAACATTGTTTCGGATGACGAGTCTGGCGAGTCTGGCGAGTCTGGCGAATACGTCTTGTGGAGCGAGTCGATGGGGATGCGCAGATCGCGCCAGCCGCCCATCGCTGGCGTCAGGTCCATCCATCGAGGCTGGTTGGAGAATTGGACGACCACTTTCATGCCGGCCAATGTGAGTGCCTGGCCTGCGAGCCGTCCGGTGCGGTCGCGGAGGGTGAAGGTCATCACGGCAGGTTCGGGCTGTTCGTCGATGCTGTCGCTTCCCCAGTCGATGGTGAACGAGTCGAGGGCCGCGATGTCCTTGGCTGAGTCGTTCACCGGTGTCCAGCCGTTGCCGGTGTCGATGAACATGAAGCACTGCTGCATCATGACCTCCTTGCGTCGTAGTCGGCCAGGAGCCGTCTGATGGCCTTGGCGGTGCCGTCCTTGTCGATGACCTCGCCGTTGATCTCCACGTTCCAGGTGTTGACCACGGCTGGCGTGGCCGTGTTGCCCTGGGCGGAGAGGCTGAGGGGCATGGTCGTTAGTCTGCGGTTGGCGCGGCTGATAGCGGTTTCAACACTGCTGTCGAACCCGGCGGTGAGGCCCTGGGCGAAACCGGTCATGATGGCCTGGCCGGCGGGGATGAGCAGGCGACGGTCGTATGAGATCGGGCCCTTGTGCTCCTTGATCCAGTCGCCGATGCCGCTGATCCAGCCGGTCACGTTGTTCCAGGCGCCTTTGAGGCCGTCCCAGAAGCCGTTGATGATGCTTGCGCCTGCGTTGACGAGGATGCTGCCGGCGTTGGAGAAGAAACCGCCAATGGTGCCCGGCAGGCCTCGGAACCAGCCGACCACGCCGTTCCACGCGTTCCTAGCACCGTTCGCCGCCGAGCTGAAGATGCCGACGATGGTGGAGCCGAGACCGGAGAAGAAGCCGATGATGCCCTGCACGCAGGAGCCCAGGAAACTCGTGAAGCTCGACCACACGGCCCGGCCGGTGTTGGTGCAGGCGAAGAAGTAGGTGAGTACGGCCGTGAGCGCGGCGATGAGCGTGATGACCAGCATGATCGGGTTCGCGGCCATGACCGCGTTGAGCAGTGCCTGAGCGACGGCGGCAATCCGCATGGCGGTGGTGACGGCGGTGACGGCCGCCACAGCGCCGCCGACTGCGGCCACGAGTGGCGTCACGAGATCCGTGTTTCGACTGATCCAGTCGCCGGCGGTCTTCAGCCAGCCGCCGACCGTCTGCGCGGCGGTTGCGACGGTGTTGAGTGCGTTGCCGAACGCGGTTCCCGCCGGCTGCCCTCCGGTCATTGCGTTCACGACGGCCATGATGCCGGTCCACAGTGATTGCAGGCCGCCGCCGGCCGACTGCGCGGCCGTCTGCAATGCG